CTTTTATGATTATCGGTTAATGATTCAAGAAGTTCATCGTTTCCAATTTTTTTGCTCGCATGATGTAATTGAGCTTTTTTCATTGATAATTCTTCAATTAATTCTTTTTGACCTTCTTTTATAAATTTCAAAAAATTATCGATGAAGTAATTTAATTCTCCTTTATTCATCACACTATTTGTTTTATCGAAAATATCGTAGTAAGTTTTCTTATTATTGTCTATTGCTCGCGATAGAGAAATAGCTGTAAGGTTATCATATTCTTTGTCTAAATATAGGCTATTAATAAAACGGGAAGTTCTTCCGTTCCCGTCATAAAAAGGATGGATATAGCCCATATAATAATGTGATATAGCAATTTTAATTACCAATGCTATGTTGTTAGGAGTATTTAAAAAATTTAACAACTTTTGCAAATGATTAATTATTTTTTCATGAGGATTTACACCTTCATGTATAATTTTATTAGTTGATGTAACCACCTTCACAGTGTCTTTACGGAATAATTCCCCATCAAGTTTATCACTTGTATTAACTTCTTCTTCAGCAATCATGTTGTATATTTTCTTAATATCTTTAGGAGTTTTAGGTAATTCATTCTGTTCGTATAAAATACCTAAGTACGAATTTAACATACTTTTAAACCTTACTACCTTTTTAGGGTTTTCTTTTATTTCTTTCATACTATTAACAATTTCTTGCTTACTACTTTTAACCCCTTCGATTTGGTTAGTAGAAAAAAGTTCATTTACAATAATGTCCTTGTGCAAAGATTCTGTAGCTGCTTCTGGTAAATTTATAGTATGCTCGATTAATTTTGAATTATTCTTTTCTATATCATTAACCAAGTTTAAAATTTTCGATGTAGGTATATAGTATAAATTAAACTTATCATTTGTTTTATAGGGTCTAATTGTTAAATCTAATAATTCAACATTAGGTGCAGTTATTCTTTTATCATATTCTTTTTCGTACTTTTGTGGATCTTTATAAAAAACCTTATACATATATTCCATTTTCTCACCACCTAAGTTATACTTCTTATGGATTTTATCACTTAGGACAAAGAAAAACAACATAATTGTATAAAAAAAGAGGCAACCGTCAGCAACAGTTACCTCAAGTACACTCCGCAGATATGTACCGCAATTTCTATTTGATTATAACATAAAAAAAGAGGGCAGTCGCTAGGACTACCCTAAAATGGAGATCTTTGTATAATGTCGTACTATTACCATAACATATTAATACACTTTTGTAATTCTTAAACGCTCATGCCAAATATAACCATTGTTATTTTTAGAATAAACACGACACCAACCGTCCTTAATTTCAAAGACGTAAAATTGGCTATATCCTGCTTTGTAAATGTCGTTAGTAGTGTACCATTCCTTACCTCTAAATTTAACTAATGCTGCGCTATAATAATCGACACGCGCTCTAAATTTAGCTTTAGACGACTTTTTCATGTTTAATGGTGGAATACTATTCACTTTTATTCCTGTTGTATCTGCAAGAATATTACGTTGCGCTACTGCTTGTTTATCATCTTTTTTTGCAAAATTCTTACCACCTGCTGTTTTGTAGATATCTTTAACGATTAAGCGTTCATACCATACATAACCGTCATTGCTAGGACTGTAAACTCTAGCCCAACCATTACGAATTTCATAAATGTAGAACACGTCGCCCGGATCGTATTCTTCACTCGTAACAACCATTACGTTATTATGGTTAGGTCTACAAATTCTAACGCCCTCGCTATCTGCAACCGCTTTGAAGTATGGTTGATTACTCCATGTTAAGTTTAGCGGTGGCTTTTTCTCTAACTTGATTGAACTTTTAGATTTACGTTGAGGTTTTTGTACTTCTTTAATATCAGTTAAATCAACGCTATCGTCTGCGAAGTCTGGCACAATGAAATGTGTTAAGCCTGTGTAATCATCTTCACGTAATTTAGCTGGCGAATTGGCTTTACTATCGAAGTTTTGTTCTAAGATTGTAAATGATTTTGTACCGCCGCTATTGTCCCAAACTAAACCAGTATGTCCCCACTTTTTGTAAATTCCTGACGTATAAATTGGAATTGCACAAATAGGCGGCACGTAATCTCTTGTATTTTTAACCACTTTCCAACCTTTCGGCATGGCGTTTTTAGTGTGTAACTCTTTAGCGTTACCAATGAAACGTACGCCGCCTGTTACATGATAGATGAAGTCTACAACGACATCTACACATTGATAAGCCCACTCTTTATCAAAGTCGATATATTGTCCTTTCAAGCTGTGCATGTATTCGATTGCTTGTTTATACTTAACCACACTTTGTGGCGAAGGTGTCGGCTTTTTAGTTGTTTTTGTTGATAGTTTCTTGCTCGGTGCTGGTTTAACGCCATTAATATATTTAGCGATTTGCTTATCTAAATTCTTAACGTTTCTCGAATATCCACAAGCCTCTAATAAGTTTCCGGGATCAATCTTATCAGCTTGAATATCTTGGTGTCCCGGCACTTCGGTTTTATAATCAATTCCCCAATAGTTACATAAATACGCTAATACACGCGCCATATTATCCAATGACTTACGCGAACGTTGAATGTTACCGGGGAAATAACTACCCTCTACACCAAACGCAACGTCGTTAGCATCAGCATTATACCACTGATTGTCAGTAGGCGTGTTATATAATACATGCCATGCTTTCTCTGTTACTGGAATACATACAATACACTCTTTATCATCAACAAATATATGAGCGCTAGCAACAATTGACCAATCAATCATATAAGTATTTTTATAATAATTCACATTCGTTTGAGCCGATGTGTGAGGGTTTCCAGTGTCATGTGCTACTGCAAATAAAGGTTTCTTACTTGTTAAAGGTTGCCCGCTTCTACGTGTTCCAATCGGTAAAAAATCATATTTAACTGGTACGCCATTCCATTTTTCTGCCATTATGCACGACCTCCACCAATTTTATTATTTTTATCTTTAGTTGAACCTGTACGTGGTCGAACTGTTTCCCAGATACCAGTAGCCATTAGTCCACTAATCAAACCAGCAAGCAATCGACCTCCGATTGATAATTCGGTAACAATTTCAGGAATAAAAGCTGTAATACCACCTAAAACAACACCAATACCAATAGCAATTAAAGGCACAATGTTTTTAGGTACGCCAGCTTGCTTAACTAATTGTGTTAATGCGATTGTGATAACTGAAATTACTGTTGCAAATGCAATAATACTTTCCATTTCTTCCACTCCTTATTCAAAATAAAAAGCCGACCTAAAAAGGTCAGCTTGTAGTGTTATTCTTTAATTGTGTCTTGGTATTCTTGTCCAGTTAATTCTTTAAACTCTTCTTCTGTTACAAAACCTCGTTTTACGAATAAAGCAAACTGTTCTTCGTTATATAAACCCATTTTATAGTATCTAATACCTATATTACGCATTGTTACCACTCTCCAAAACTTGTAATGTTAAATTCGCCATATCATTCTGTAAATTTACTACTGTATTTTGCGTTTCCATTAATTGTAATGTTAAATCTGCTATTAAAACATCTTTATCATCCGGTGTTTCTTCTACTTCAATTTTAGGCTGTTGTTCCAACCATTCTTCGTACGGTGTACCCACCCATTTTTCACCATCAAAATGGATAGGTTCATAAAGTCCTTCTGGTGGTGCAATATCAGTCCATTGCCCCTCTGGATATTCTAATTCTCCATCTTTATTCTCCATGACTAGAAATGATGTTCCATCATAAAAATAAATTTGTTTTGTTTTCATATCCTCCACTCTCCTATAATGATATTGTTCCTTCGATATAATAAGGTTCATTAGCATCTACTGTACTATTAGGTTCAAATGTTATTTTTAGTTCTCCAGAAGTAATCATAGTTATATTATATATAGCTGATGTATTCATATATGGATTTATTTTCACTTTTGAATACTCTGCATAACTGCTTATTTTTTGTGAAATATTTGTTGGTAACTTTGCAAACTCCATTGTTCTTGAAGTAATATTCTTTACTGATCCTTTAATAAATAACAAATTAGTATCATTTATAGTAACAAGTCTATATTTTGGTTGGTTTGCGGTCCCAGCTTGTGTCGTTCCGTTAATTAATGAAAGTGGTTGCCACCCAGTGTCAATATAGTCGTTACTCAAGTTTTCCCATTCTATCCAACCAATTGATTCTGAATAAGTTTTAATATATAAATCGTTACGATTATACGAAGAATAATATATTTTCCTACCATTTCCTTCGTTCTTTTGTATAAAAACATATCCAGTAGCTCCACTAGGAGAATCTTGAGCTTTTAGGTTAAAATAAAATCCCGATTTTGCAGATAAAAGATTATCATTAGTCATTGGATTACCATCATAAAAATTAGTTATTTGATTACCACTATCATTAGTTAATTTATGTTTTTGCCAATTTGTAAAATCGGGTAAAGTAGGTGTTTCTCCTGGTGGACCTGGAGGTCCTTGTTCGCCTTGTAGACCTTTTTCTCCAGTATCGCCTTTAGGCCCCATAGGACCTGTTGGACCTGCTGGACCCATTTCACCATCTATTCCGTTTGCTCCTTGTTCGCCTTTTGGCCCTTGTGGACCAGTATCACCTTTATCGCCTTTTGGCCCTCTAAAACGTTCAATGTCTTTTAACATAATTCGTTCAACGATATCATCTAACATATCAACATGAACTTCTTTACCGATTGCTTTTGTGATACCACTATCGTTTACTTTGAAATAGAAATCTGCCACATGTGAACTATCATCAGTCAAATTGCTACTATCAATTAAGAATAATTTTGCTTGTACACGTCCTACGTGCTTTGTTACATAGTCAGATACGTTGTAACGCACATGACCTTCTTCTGCTTTCACTACTTCTAATTCCTCATTAGTAAAAATAGAGCCATCTTCAGCAATTAGATGCAATACTGGTTTGAATGTCGTTTGATTTAAATTTACTGGAATAAATTCTTTTTCTTCGCTAAAGATATTACGCTTTTTAATATGAATATCTAATACAGAAGTAGAGTTATCCATTGTGTAAAGATTGACATTGATATTACCTAAGTCAATACCTCGCTCATCTATACGAGCAATTACTTTACCTTGCTTGAACGTTTCCATTTAAGCACCTCTTTTACATAAATTTAGGACCACATGCTGACAGCATGTAGTCCTATGTTTGTTTGTATCGGTCACGTATAAAGTGTTCACCTTTTAGACCGATTTTTTCATATAAACTTTTAATTGTATTCGCTTGATGTTGCGCCCAACGTACATCAGTAGCGTATTGGTGTGTACCAGGATGTTGAGGGTTCCAACGCATTCTATATAATGTTTGTTGTCCTTGATCGATATATCCTCTTCTAACAAACTTAGCACCACCGATGATAGCTTTAGAAGGAGTAGTCCAACCTTGATTTCTAGCAAATGTCATAGCGTAGTTAGGGTTGCTGTCATAAGCAGCAATACCGAAGTAGTTATAAACGCCGTAACTTCCGCTAGCGAAAGCGGAACGACCATATCCACTTTCTAAGAATGCATGTGCAATTAAGTAGATTTCGTTCACGTTATATTTCTTACAAGCTGAAGCGAAAGCTTTACCTTGTCCGTACAGAGTACCTTTACCTTTGAGTATTTTATTTAACTTGCTTACTGATATGCCTTGATATTTACCTAAGTTAAGCATTTGATATTTCTGAGTTGAACTGTTCCAAATCTCTAAACTGTTCATCGCTTTTAATGTAGCCGTTCGACTAGCATTGTACCAACCTGTACCGTAGTTGATTTGTGGCCATTTTGTCATTTGAATATCAACCGCTCGTTTAAATGAGTAATTACTGTAAACAACCATAACTTTAGGCTTACTAGATACTTTTTTTCTTGACGACGATGATGAAGATGAAGATGAGTTTTCTTTCTTCTTAACTTTAATTTTAACTTTAGTTGTTTTACCATTTCTCACTTCTTTGAGTATCTTGTTTTTATCTTTGTATAACCCAAGTAGTGCTTTTTCAACCCTGTCAAGAACCTTAGAAGAAGGCTTACCGTCGATTAGAGGGTCAAAGTTACCATGTTCCATAACGGTACGCCATAAGTCGTCAGTAACCTTCACTGATGATTGTTTAATTGGAATTTTATACCTTTGTAGTTGCCCAACGCCAAATATGATTGCGTGTAGTTCGTTAAGTAAGAAATCTGTTTTGGTATCGCTGTAATCTCCACACACTTCAATCACAATATGGTCAGGTTCACTAGGCACTTTGATATCTGTATATCGTGGTTGCCAGATGTGATGACGGTCAATGTAGAAGTGTGGATATTCATCGTTAGAAATGTATTTGTTTCTGTCATAATACATCTGTTGTACAGAACACATTGTTCCGGCATTCTTGACTGATATACCTTTAGGCTTACGAGTTCTTAATTCTCCATGAGCAATTCTGTGGGGGATGAATGTAGGAAAATCAACATTCTCATCATCTTCTGCGGTTACTGTAATAATCTTTCGTTTTTTAAGTGGTTCTTTTTTAGTTTTCGGTTTCGGTCTGTCTGAAGAATCGCCTTTGTCATTAGATGGTGTTGAAGTTTTTGGTTCTTCTTTATAAGGTGGTCGAACGAAGTAGAGACTACCACCCATACCGTTATAATTATGATTAACATACGCAGCTTTGCTACCGTAATAACTGTTGGCATTGTACCAATTTTGGTCAATACATTTAAAGTTACTTTTATCGCTAGGACCAATAACTATTGCAGTATGACCTGCCGAACCATAAGTCCAAACTGCTATATCACCCGGCTTAGGAACGAAATTAGAAGCATTTGCATATATCTTCCAATCACGGCTGGGGTACTGACTACGACGTGCCATCGCATTCGCATTACCCCACGTTCTAAATCCCCAATATCTGTCAAAGATATAGTTAGGTAAATCCCACAATTTTGTTGCGATAACAGGCGCTACTTGTTACCTTCTTCATATTTCTATGAACGTTCAGACTATATCATCAACCTATTAGGTTGCTCCCCGTTTCCACTCGCTTGAGTGTACGTCTTTCGACTAGTCGTTGCACGTTCCTATTTCTAGGCTTCGCTCATGATTGCCCTCGTCTTATGCATTAGGGTTTCCCATGAATTAGAGGAGTTTGCTATAACGATTACTCGTTAAAGGTGCTAGATTTAACACTGATACCCATACATACCATCTATATTGACACCTAATTTGTTATCAGCTAACCATTTAGCCCATGCTACTACCTGTTTGGCTGTTGGTTTGCCTGATGAAGGTAAAATTGCCATTTATCCACCTTCCTTTTTGTATAATAAAAAGCCGATACACGAATGTATCGACTTATTTGAATATCAACGGTGCAAGTTGCATGGCTGTTCCGAGTAAAGCAAATATTCCACTAATAATTGCTGTTGCTATCCCAACATTCCATTTTTGTTTATCACTTACCGTTGCATTAATCTTGTCTAATTCATCTGAATGTTTATCTACTTGATTTTTAACTTCGTTGAAACCGTCTTTAAAACTAGTTATTTCTCCACTTATTTTTTCTAAGTGTTTTTCAGAACGTTCCTGTGATTGATAGTTTTTTTCTTGTATTGCGTTTTGAGTATCAATCTTACCGTTTAAAGCGATAATTTGCTTATCAGTCTGATTGATCCGTTCATAAATTTTACCGTTACTTCTTTCAAATTCGTGGCGTTTAACGTAATCATTTTCTTCTGACAATCTCAGCACCTCCGAAGAATGCAAGTCCCACGTTTATCATGGTTATCGTGGCGAACTGCAAAGGTGATAACCAGTTAATCGCATTGTAGACACTTGCTGATGTCATAAAAAAATAGAAGATTGCATTTCCGCAACCTCCTATTAATATGAGATAGTCAAAGATATGGTTTAATTTTTGTTTTGGTAAAAAAAACGGTGCGATAATGATAAAAATACTACAAATCATTCCTAAAACGCCCCATACCCAAATTGGCATGATGTGATGAAGCGCTAAGTAGAAATCACTATCATCAAGAATATCATTTTGTTCTTTCGTCCAAAAGAAACCACGTTCAAACTCTAATAAACCTATTCCACTAAGCAAAACAACAACTAGTGAATAAAGTATCGTGTTCTTTTTCAAAGTATTACACCTTCTTTCTATTAAGTTTCAGTAACATCTGCAATCATTTCACCTACGTTTATATTATTTGTTGCATCGTACCAACTTCCCCAACCCGTTGTACTTCCCATCATATTACGTGAGTAAATTCTGTGTCTGTTGAACGGTAAGAACAATACTTTCTTATAGCTAGAACTTCTTGACATAACGAATAAGTAACCACTTTGATTATCAGGCTCAGGTGAGTTAACTGGATTATACGCGTAATAGAATCCTGAAGATTCGATGCCACTCATAGTGTGTAAGTCAGGACTATCGATTCTTGGAATATAACCGTCATTATCAGTGAATGCGAAACGTTGTAATGAAGCGTTAGCTACTGCTTCGTCGACTTTTTCTTTAATGATTGCATCTAAACCTGGTATCTCAGTAGGTTCGGACGGAGTAACGTCTCCGACATTAGCTTTACCGTCTAATTGTTCAGTTAGTTCTTCGTTAGTTGGATAGTTTGCAAGTAACGTATTTAATTCATCTTCAGTAACAAAATTTTCTGTACCGTTTTCCAATTCGCTAAGCGTTTGCAGCATTTTGTCGTCAATTGAGTTGAGTCGATCTATAAGGTCTTTTTGCGTATTGTTTGCAAATGCATTCATATCATTCTTCATATCATTAACTTGTTTAATGAAAGCATTTTTTTGTGCATTTACAAACGCAGTGAAATCAGCTTGTGCTGTTTCGATATCGCTAAAATTTTGTGAAACACTTTCGATTTTTTCTTTGAAGTTATCAATTAAATCGTCAATTTCACGAATATAACTAATTTTGATATCTGCATCAATTTGATTAATTAACGCATCTTTGACATAGAAACGGAATTCATTTAATACAACTGTATCTTTACGACCAACAGCTTTGATGTAGATTTGACCTGTGACATAAGTGTCTGTTGCAGCTTTTAAGAAGTCGTTATCTAAAGTGAGTTGAATGATACCTTGCATTGGATTAACGTAATCAACTTGAACACGTCCAGTTGACGATCCGTTATCAGATACAAAGTAAGCATAAATATCGGTATTTACTTTACTGATTTCTAATGGATAATCTTGTTTTCTTACTTGAAACGTTAAAACTGCTGTATTGATATCCATGTTATAAAAACCGATATTCTCGTCAGTAATAGGCTTCAAACGTGGCTCATCAACAACTGTGATTTTCGCTTCTTTTTTTAAACCATCCATTTAAAAACCTCCTTATTTTTTAGTAATAATCTTATTACGAACATCAAATGGTGCTGGTTTATTTGGATAAATTTGTTTAAATGTTTGCTCTTTTTGGTTGCCATATCCTGTTGAAGTAAACATTTGAACAGCATTATGAGAATGACTAGGTGTGAATTTAACATTAAGTACCATATTCAATACTTTTGCATATCCTTCTTTTCTCATTACGTCTACCACTGCCATAACTTCGTTTGTACGTTTAACATTATCTGGTGTTGTTGTAGAAAATTGAACAGGTGCCACTGCATGTAACGGAATAGTATGAATGCCAGCCGGTAATTTGTGTTCAATTTTAAATAATTGACGTCTTCTTGTTTTGCCATTACCACTAAATGGATTGTAGTTTTGTGCAATTCCCGGATTAACCCCGAATACTGTATCTTTAGATAACTGAACTGTGATTGATCCATTTAATTCAACAAAACCATTGGCAGTGACTTTAAACCGTTGTTGTGTCATCAACATACGTTGATATCCATCTTTGGCGATAAGTGAGAATGGTTTAACGCCAGAATTGTTATAACGACTACTATATACAAACGATTTAACAATAGGTTCGTTTGCTGTTCTTCCGTTTTGACCATTATATAAGCTCGACAATCTTAAAAGAATATTTCCTAAGTAATATACACTACGCCACATTTCTTCCGCGCCTCTAGGTTTACCAGCACGACCTTCATATACTTCAGGTAAGAATGATGTAATGCCTTTCGTGATACCAACCCAATTTGAAAATGACGCTAATGTACTTGAACCCCAAGTAACATAATCACCATAATTCGATAATTCCATTAAAAGTTGTGTCATTTCGTTATTAGGTTGATTTGCAAATCTAGGATAGAATAAGCAATAATCACTAACTTGAGATACGATGTTGTGGCAATCCATATGTGCTGTAATTTCGTCTAAACTTTCAACGAGTGTTTTCATATTTCTGCTTTCTCGTTCACTAAATACTTTAGAGCCTTTATAGTTCTTACCACTCGGACTTTTACCACTACCATTTTCCCAGTAGTAATCAAAGTTACGGTTTAAATCGACATTATTTACATTTTCACGTTCTTGATTAGCAAATCCCCATGGATTTACGATAGGAACCATGACAATACGCACATTTTTACGTAAATAAGCGAGTTGAGGGTATTTTTCCCACTCATTTACAACTAAGTTCATGAAACGGCTCATAGCATAAAATGCGCTATATTCGTTACCGTGAATACAACAAGTGACTAATACTGTTTTACTGTAATGTTCCGGCTCAAATGTATAACTATATACGTTGTATTTGTTTGATTGGTCTTTACCAATGTACTTTTTGAAACAATATTTATTATCGACAAACACGTCATAGAACGCTTTTAAGTTTTCAGTTGGATCATTACTTAATGGCGTTTCGTTTACACCACGTTCAGCACTTTTCATGTAAGGTGGATTAAATAAATATGCAGGGTCGTCAGTAACGTTCAACAACTTATCTGTTTCTTCTTCAATGCGTGAAAAATCGTGTTTTAGACGTTCAGACAATAATGGGTGACTTTGACCATCCATAGAAACACGACTGTCACGCACCTCTTGTTGTCCATTTCCTAAATTGCCTAATACTAAATTTCTAATACGTTCATTTTGATAATGAAGTTCTTTACCAACCGTAATACTAGGACCCGTAGGAAGTGTATGTTTAATTTGTTCAGATGTGTGTGCTTTCTTCTCTCTTCGACCATGTCTGTCTAATATCATTTCGATATTTGTTAACATATCTCTTGTGGCAATAAAATTTAACTCATTTTCTCTAACAAAACGAGCGCCAAAGATTGTATCTAAATCGGTATATATCGTTTTTCTCATGTCAGACCTCCTACTTTAGTTTTAAATTACCATTGGAATCTACAACGAATTCAGCATTACTCAAATCAACAGCTGTACCGTCTTCTTTAGTAATCCTCATACCTCTACCTTCGCCTTCTTGTTGGCGTTGTGTAGTTCTAATAGCTGCGTTTGTCTTGGCAGTTGTTACTTTATATGTGTTGACGAAACTACTTCGTCCTCCTAATCCACCAACTGCCGCCGCTGCTTCACTTACACGCTTTTTATATCTATCCACACGTTTGAAATCTCCTAGAGTAACGTCTTGTTTGACAATAACATTGTCTTTATCCCTTACTGTTTTTACATCAACGATACGAACAAATTCATTAATACCTAATATGGAGTGGTTAATCTTAACGATATCAGCTACTTTAGGAACAGCGTTTGGATAGTGTCTATTCAGAGCAATGAAATCTAAACTAATTGATGTTTTAACTGAACTTTCGATTAATGATTGAAGTTTTTGGTGCATCACTTCTTCATCTTTGATACGACCATCCTTAATTGGTGGCGCATCATAACGACCATAGTCTTTCATATCAGGGTGCTCAAATTTCATAATGAGTCCAGCCCCTTTAATACCATCATCATCATCATAATCACCGTAACCAACAGCGTATGTGTATAACTCACTACTATCTTCTTCAACCTTCATATTATTAGCATTGATTTCGTCGTCTATGTGATAAGTAGCATCTTTACTCAAAAAAGGTGTGAATACGAATGTGTAAGTCTTTTTCTTGCTATCGAACTCAATGTCGAATTCTACATCGAAGTGACTACAAAATTTCTTAATCAAATCTTCTAAACTTTCACCTTCGCCAGCATCTTCAAATCGAGATGAACCAAGGGAACCGTTTATTCTATACTTCAATTTAGTACCGCTGAAAATACGTCTAAGGAAGTTGTCAGCTGTAAAACTACCGTCTATCGTATCGTAAACACGAGTGTGTTTAATGATGTCTAATGGTTTATAACGACAAGAAACAGACACACGTTGTTTCTTACCATGTGTCTGTCTGTCGATAATAAATACTACATATTCTCTTTTATCCTTTGGGCCTTGTACTCTTGAAATCGTCCATCTTTTTTGTAAACCTCTGACAATTTGATAATTAAACTCATCTTCAACAATTTCGAATTGTAATATTATGTCAGAACCAAGTTTAGATGTTTCGGTAGTAGACACGTACAACGGAATACTACGCCCACGTATTGGAGTAACTAATATTGACATGTCTACACCTCACAAGTAATAAAATTTCAAGTCAAATGTCACTGATTTAACTTGCTGATTAAATTCAAAGTTATTCCAACCGGGATAAAACTTTGGTTGTGCGTTTGACGCTAGATCATTAATAGGAATACCGTTTCTAAACGTCTGTACACCATCATAGACAATCTTGTCGCCTTTTTTTAAGTTAGCCCCTTCAATTGTCATAACATCACTGCTACCTAGCGTAAATTGGAATATCTCTGATGCTTTAACACTTTTTCCTAATACAATTGTTACTTTTTTGAATAAGTTGAATTGGTCATTAGGTACATTCCCGTGATAGTACACTGAACTGTTATATACATTAGTGAATGTATATTTACGACGCATATTTTCTTCGTCAAAAGGAATTAACATATCATTCGACCACAATTCTCTATCAGGTCGTTTCTCTAATGCCAATGACGTTCCAATACTTTCGGCAAATGGAAGTTCTACTGTTTCAAATTTAATTGAGAAGTTAATTTTACGCCCGTTCTCTTCGGGTACGATTACATCCGAACACATAACTTGATATTGTTTACCATTCACATAATGATTATTGTTAAATGGCTCATGATTAAACACTAAATTGTTGTATTCGTCTATCTCTTGATAGTCGCGTTCAGTAGGTTGTATGAAACGATAGTTAAGTGGAACTGTCCGTCTTAACTCTCTAATATAAATAGGTTCATTACTATTAGTTAGCGAGTAAAACTCATCTCGTAAACGTGAATTATCGTTTAGTTTAGTAGAAACTACATAACAATCAACTGTGATATTTCGTTTACGATACTGACTACTTAGAAGAATACGACCACTTGTATTTTCTTTTTTCTCATAATCTGTTTCTTTTTCAATACTTTCAACGGTAACATTCGTCACTTTGAAACCGAAGTCGCCCAAAGTATAACGTTGTCCGTTTCTTTTCTTAATTTCTATATCCATTGAACGACCTCCTTAGAATGAAAATACCGTATCATCATTTGCAGTTTGACCATTCACAATCGTTGCTAATGCTTCGTTGTTAACGTCCATTTCAATACGAACAACACGTTGTGAAGGGTTTGTTTGAATAGTATGTGTATGTTGGACTTGAGCGTTCATATTAGCGTTTACTTTCTTCATGTTGGCAGTTATGTCTGGAATGGCTAAATTACTATTAAACGCGTCTGTAATACTATTAGCCATGCTACCCATACCACCGATAACATTTTTACCTTCTTTATTAATTCCGATGCCTAAACCTTCCATAGTCCATACACCGTATTGTTTAAATAATTTAGAAGGTGAACCAATGTGTAAAGCGCTTTTAGCAGCATTCACTGCACCCATTACTACATTTTTTGCAACAGATGCAACTTGTCCTGCCATTGCTTTAATACCGTTAATAAGTCCCATGATTAAATCACGACCAACAGAAACCATATGACCGATAAAACTACGTGCAGCACTTACTGCATTTGATACACCTGACGTTACTGAACTAACCACATTAGACATTCCTGAAATGACAGAATTTACAATTCCGGACATCGCCGAGCCAACTGCGCTAAGCATGTTAGAAAAACCACTCGATACAAAGCTAACTGCTCTTGATACCGCGTTAGTAATAAAACTAACGATTGATGACCAAATGCTTGAAATCAAGCTAGAAATGGCACTCATGATTGATGAAGTGACACTCATTAGCGACGACCAACCACTTGATACGAACGAAATGATGCTTGATACAATCGAAGTGATAATATTAACAATAGCTGACCAAATAGCGCTTATGAATGCAGAAATTGCAGACATGATTGCGCTTGTTACTGATAAAAGTAAACTCCAACCAGCTTGAACGAAACTTACTATACTTTGAACCACTGTTGTAATCACAGTAACTAACGTAGTCCAAATTGTTTGAGCAACTGTAACAAGCAACGTCCAGAAAGTTTGAGCTACTGTAACAATGGTTTGCCATATAGTTGATAAGAACACACCTAATGTTTGGACTACCGTAACGATTGTAGTAACAATCATTTGCCAAATTGTGGAAGCCACTGTGACTAAAGTCGTCCAAATCGTTTGAGCGGTAGTGACAATAGAAGTCCATAAATTCATTAGGAATACACCTAATTGAACGACCACTGTTAATACTGCGCTAACGATTGCTTGCCAAATTTGACTAGCCAAACTGATTAATGGTTCAAATATTTGAGAAAAGCCATTCACAATATTTTGCCATGTTTGTTGTAAATAATCTCCTAGGATTTGCCAAATATTTTTAGCCATATCTACAATGGCTTGCCAAATATCTGCGCCGACTTTTGATATAGTTTCCCATGCACCAGACCAATCACCAGATAAGATTTGAAGTAACGCAGTAATTGTGCCAAGAATAACTTCCATTGCTATTTTAACTACCGCTTTAATTATTTCCCATGCCACTTTAATGACGCTAACTATCGTATTAAACGCTTGAGATACGATAGGTGTTAGTAATTTAACTGCTGTTTCAACAACTTTTACTATAATATCCCATGTGTTTTTAAATAAAGGAACTAATGGCGCTAAGATTGATTGCGCTTCATTCCATAAGTCTTGTAAGAAACCGATAACCGCATGAATAGCATCTCCAACTGCACTAGAAATCGCATTCCATGCGTCTGTAACTGCATTTCGCAATACAGAAGAAGATTTCCACAATGCAACAAATACAGCGATTACTGCTACTACTGCTGCTATTACTATGCCTACCGGACCAGATAACGCTGCAAGTACGCCACCTAAAAATTCTATAGCGCCCATGACAACGCTAATTATTCCACTTAAACCACCGAATGTAGTAATAAGAGGGATAATTACTTGAGTTACAAAAATGAACGCTGGTGCTAATGCCATTAATATTCCAGCTAACGTTGCTACGATTCCTACAATCATACCAATAATCGGACTAGCTTCTGTTAGTTTCCCTATAAACTTGGTAATAGCTAACGCTACATCTAAAACTACTGATGCTAATGGAGCCATAGCTACACCGACATTAATAAGAATATTGATGATATTACCTAATAATTGGATAAGTTTAGGTCCGTTCTCTTGAACGTATTCAATGAACTTTTTAAATCCGTCACTCTCTGCAATCGTTGCACTCCATTGTTCAAATTGCTTAGCCATATCTGCTAAACCTTGTAATACTAAATGAGTGTTAGGAGCAAATGCTTTCATTAAGTTGAATATACCTCTAAATGTTGAACCGAATATCTGACCTATCAATGGCAAATTCTGTTTAGTATATTCAATGAATGACTTAATCGCATTTTGTCCTTCAACTGACTGCGCCCACTCATTAAATGCTTGTCCCATTTTCTTAAAGCCTTGCGATACCCATTCGGCTAATGGAGCAATTTGTGTAAGTACACTAACTAAACCACTACCAAATGAGCCGGCAGCATCTAACATATTGTTAAATATTCTTACGCCAGTTGTACCCATCATCTCGAAGAACTTCTGTGCTACTTGTGAGTTTTTAGCCCAATTAAGCATTTTAGCACTTGCTTGTTCCATTCCTTTAGATACACCGTTGATAAATGGTGTAAGTCCAGCTAACGCAACTTTAGCAGTATCAATCGCATTTGCTAATGTATTAAAGATTTGTGCTTGATTTTGTTTAATAAGGTCTGCCCATGCACCTTTTAAACTTTCTAATGAAGCCTCGTAACGTTCAGTTTCTCTAGTTGCTTCTAATGTACCGTCTGATAACATTTTTAAAGCACTGATGCCCATAGCACCAAATGCTACTGCACCTGCGCCAGCTACACCAAATGCACCAGCTACACCTAGCGCACCACCGGCAACTACGCCTAATGCATTCAATACCGCCATTAGTGCCGGTACTACACTTGCGATTGCTGGAACGAGTAACGAAATGTTAGAAAGTAACGAACCTTTAATCATGTTCCCAAACACTGTTCCAAATGATCTAATATCATTTGCTAAGCTATCTAATGAATTACTGTAATCTTCTAAACCTTTGTGTAGTTGTTTAAAGAAAGCCATTGCTGAATTTCCATCTACATCAAGCCGAGTACGATGTCGGTTAGGGATAGAACGTAGCATAGCTTTAAACGCTTTTATGTGAGCAATAGCACCTGCGCTATCAACTTCAAGATTAGCTTTAGCTTTTTGATGAGCGAAGTCATTTAGCTGTTTCTTAGCCATTTTAATATGTTCTCTTGCTCTAGTTGCATCTGCATCTAATGTTGCTGAATACTTGCTACCGTCGATACTATCTAGGTTATGTTGCAATTCAGAAATATGCGTAATAGCTTTTCTAATGTTTACATCAGCGTCTGCTTCTGCATTTGAATTATCATACATATCTAAATAATTCTGTATTTTCTTAATATTTGCAGTAGCTTTAGATACATCGGCATCTAACTCTGCATCACCACGATAAGCATCGAATTTTTCAACCAACGACTTAGCCTGTGCGACTTTTTCTCTAACATCAGAAATATCTGCGTCAAGTTCTGCATCTGCATGAGTATTATCAAAGCCTTTTACGGCATCTCTTGCTGCTTTGACTGCTTTCATTACGCCTGATGAGTCGCCATCTAATTTAGTATCTTTGATTGATTCCTGTGTTTTCTTAAAGTTTTGAGCCACTTTCTTAGCTGATTGGATAGCACTTTTAAATTTACGTGTGTTCGCCTCAATCTGCGCTTTAATACTATAATTTGCTTCTGCCACGTTATCACTCCTTTCTTAAAGAATTGTTGTGATTTGCAATCATTTTGAGCAAATCAGATGGTGCATTAACTTCTTGTTTGGAGTCTGAACCAAATTTGAGAGGTTCTCCTCTATTAAGACGTTTGACGTTTTCTTCGTAGTCCATGATGTCGTTAGCACTTCTAAAACGATACTCAGTTTCTTCCTTTTTGCCACCACGTTTCTTTTGTTCAGCCTGAGCGTCACGTATAGCAAAAGCAAGTTTGTACATATCCATATCTTTATCAAGTTGTTCATACTCGAGTGCATACATACGATAGTTAAACTCTCTGAGCGTCATCATCTCTATTCTGTGCAAGTCATATATCTTTAGTTTGCTCATACAAACGACAACTACTCTATCAAACGTTAATATATCGTCATCTACTTGCTTTTCTTCTTCTCTTGTTTGTATTCGTCTGGCACTAGGTTTTGGGTTAAAGGTCTCTTTCCCAATTCTTCGATGATTTGTTCGCTAAAAGTATCAATACCTTCGTTTTCTGCGATATCTTCTAAAACTGTTTCTAATTCTTCATCAGTTTGTGGTTTCTTTTTATGATGAGCAGTTGCTGATTTAATCACTTTAGATAATGCAACAATATTTCCGTTTTGTAGGTTAGGTACTAACATGTTTAAACCTTGACCGATTGTCATTTGTTCTACTTCTAAGCCTAATTCTTTATCAATTTTGTTTAAAAAACCTAACCCGAATGATAATTCTAATTCTTTATCTTTAAAATTAATGTGCATAAATTAAATACCTCACTTATTTTTTTTATTTGCGCAAATAAAAAAGAGGGGATATTCCCCTCATGTTTATACAGTTTCAGCTTCTGTTGGTTGTGGAATGCTTTCAGCCAAACCGTCGTCTGCTGGATCAGCTGCAATAGTATCGTGGAAGCCATAAGCAGCTTTGTTTGCTTCGATTGCTTGCGGTAATGTAGCATAACCACGTTGTTTTTTAAGATAAACGCCAAATTCTGTTTCGAATTCAGCGATACCGTCTGCTTCATTCGTACGAGTGATACTGTTCCAGTAACCCTGTCTATATTCAGCTTTATATTTACCTTCACTATTTTTAACACGTTTGTTGATTACCCATAATTCGTATGGTGTATCATCTTCTGTTGCGTCTTCGATTTCATCGCATAACGTGTCTTTTTGGTCCATGTAGCAATTGATTGTTACAGTAGATTCTAATGTACCACCAGAGTTTACAGAACCATCAAATGTAGCTTCTGTATCTCTGTCTTTTTCAGTTTCACGTTCTAATTCAGTAACTAACATTACTTTGTTAGCGTCTTTTTTGTCGCCGACTTTACGAATTAAAACTAATTCATCAGTACCTTGTTTTGTTGGCATAGGTTAAATACCTCCTAAATTTTTGTATTAAAAAAGCAAGCCTGTTTAGTGGCTTGCGTACTCTACACTTATGGTTGTATGTGACAACGTTTGATTAGTTTCTTGTTCTGTACTTTCATTCACACTGATTTGAGGGAGTGTCAATGTATATCCGTCAAGTTCTATCTCATCTAGTAGGATAGATTGAACTCGAATGTATAACTCATCATTCTTACCTTTATCATCTTCTGTACACCAAATATGGATAATTGCAGTAGGACTACCACTGTAACTGTCAAAAGTTAAACGGTGTATATCATCTCTAATAGATTGAATAGCGATGAAGGGATAAGGTAATGCTTGATTAAGTTCGCTTGTGCGAATGATAGGCACGCCAAGTTCTTCAAACTTTGTATAAAGATAATTGAACAATTGTAAATTCACTGATTGCTTCATCGCATACCTCCTAACCGTTAATTAATCTTTCGAGGTCTGCTCTGACTTTTTTAGTGAACTCTTGGTAGACTGGGAACATAAACGTTTCTGGTTCCATGTAACGAGTACCGTATTCAAGGAAAGATGAATAACCAGCTTTAGAAGTGATACCGTATTTAAGATGTCCTTCTTTAGCATCTTCAACCATTCTTGCTAAGTTACCAGTCCAATAACCTTTGTTCATTACTTCTTTAGCAGTTTTAACTGTGTCTGTACTAAATTCAATCGCATTGTTTTGCAGCACTTCATCCACATCATCATCAATATCATTGTGCATTCGGTCAAAATCTCTGATTAAGTCGTCTAAATCTCCACCACCGAAACGCATTACTTAACCTCCTCGATATAGAACACTGTATCGTGTTCATAATCAATTCTTTTAGTTATCTGATACTTAGTATCGGTAATATAGGCATGCGTCACAGTAGGCTCAAAATGACCGTTTAAACGTATGACATTGATGTCTTTATTGATGTCTCCGTATTGCACCACTGTTTTTTGTGGACTTAGCGGACTGATATTACATGGTATTGCATCGTAGCGCTTTTCGTATGTTTCAGTTCGGCTTGTTTTAGGGTTGTACTGTCCTTTCGTTTCTTTAGCAAACACGACTCTCTTGTTATATCTCAATAGAAAATACCTGCCCCACGTTTATCTGAGTTTCGTGGCGTATATTGATCTATTACGTCCATATATTCGTCAAAGTCGTTTGCTTGAAACGTATTAGAACGCCCATCTACACTTTCCTGCGTCATACCTTCTGCGCCAACACGATTAAAGCGCTTGACTGCTACTTCTTCGACGATATATTCCAATCTATCTGGAACTTCATCAATACCGATAGGAAGTAAACTAATCAAACGCTTTTCAGTGTTACCAATTATTCTTTTTAACAACTCATCTTGTACATTATCGTTAATAGAGAGTAATAACTTAACATTCTCTAATGTTGCCATATTATCCCTCCAATGTGTTCAAGATTTCCGCTTTAGTATCATTTTCAGATACTTCAATACCATGTTTATCTGCAATTTCAATTAATTCTGCTTTTGTGTTCTTGCCATCTACAACTAACTTAATATATTGTTTATTATATTTGTTATCAGCGTGTAGTAATTGAGTAATACGCTCATCTGTAATGTCAGTAGGATAAATGTCGCCAACTTCATATGGTTTTTTATCTTCTGCGTCTACAAATGGTCGTACTACTTCGTATGAATAAGCCATGTGTCAGACCTCCTTAGATTAATTAGACAGTTTCAGTGTTTCCACCAGTTGAACCAGAACCAGCTGTTAATTTAGCAAATGCATTATCATCTGCAATGTGGAATGCAACGTCCATAGTTACACGCAAAGCAATTAATTCTTGTTCGAATAAGTTTACTGGACTACCATCTTTATTTTGTACAGTAGACAACTGACCATCTTCTGAAATTTTATAAGACATATTGTAAGGAATACCGTAGAACATTTTATTAAAGTCCCCAGCGTATAAGTCGCCTTTTTTAATTTCATCAGATTTTAAATCAACTACTGGAAGTCCGTCTAATGTATTAGATGAACGATCATAGTAGCTTTCGTTAGTGTTTTCGTCACGCACACCACGTAAAGCTGTACGGTTTTGTGTTTTAGATAAGAAAGCATTAGCTTCTACATCATGTTCTAATAATTTATCCTCTAATTTTAATACGTTATCTAAGTTGATTTCTCCATTTACAGTATTACCTGAAGTTTTTACTGATTGTTCTACTGATTGAGCAAATGGGTTATCAACGTTTAATAAGCCAGCTTCATCAAATTTCTTATAGAATTGCTCAGCAATTTGTGGTTTCATTGCCTCGAAGAATTGTGAGTAAGTGTAATTTAAGAACTCACGAGATGCAACAACGATTACACCTAATTTATGAGAACGCATTTTAGCGCTTACTAGGCTAGGTTTAGTAGTTCTGATTTTTTGACCTTCGCCTACCCAGTAAGCACCCGGTTTATCCGCCCAATAAGTAAATTCTTTTTCAGATTTACCGTTCATATCTTCATACTTACCTAATTGCATGATTTTTGAGTTTTGTAATACATCTAAAAGGATAGGTTTGTTGAATTCGTTTAATAATTCGCCTTCCTTATGTTCATGCATCATTACATGATCTGGGTTGAATACTTGTGGTTTTACATCTGCCATAGGTTGATACCTCCGTTATTTTATAATTCTATTTTCATTAGCAAGTTCTTGAATCGACTTTCCGCTTGTTTGACGACCGCCAAAACTACTACTTTGATTGCTCGGTGTAGATTGTCGAGTAACTTCTTTCACTTGCTCTTGTACTGCATTGTCAAAATCAGCTTTGATTTCTTTCACAACTTCATTAATCTTTTCTACATCTTCTAAATGAATAAGTGACTCTGCAAATGAAGTAGGTAAACCTTTTTCTTTAAGGTCACTCTCAACGTCAGATTTAAGTTCACGTAGTTTGAACTCTTTTTCTTTTTCAGCTAACGCTTGCTCGCGTTCTTCAATTTCTTTGTCACGCTTTTCTTTTTCAGTTAGTTTTGCGTAGCTTTCACCCTTTTTTCTAGCTTCTTCACGAGCTTGTTCTAAGTCTTGCTGGTGTTTACGCTCACGTTTCTTCAATGCGCTGTCTACTGCTTTACTGATAGCCGAGTCTACTTCATTCTTTGTATAAGTTTCTTGCTTGCTATCGTTATCGTTTTCTGACTCTTTATTATCATTTTCGTTAGTGTTTTCAGAATCGCCTTCGTTTTCTGCAAAAAACTGTAAATTTAATTTGTATAAGTCATCTTTAATCATTTTTTATCCTCCTCATAAACGTTAAGTTCTCGAATTTATCGCATAAAAAAAGCGCCCCAATCAGTCAGTTAAGCCCGATTAGTGCGCTAGATTTATTTTGATAGGGAAACAAGTTTCTTAACCCTTATAATTAGTTATTAGTATGTTTATGAGCAGTTTAATGACTTACTTAGGTCAAGTAGCTAACGTATGCTACCAACGAGATAATTGGATCACCATTTTCACGTTACGACTTCTCATGAGTACCACCTCAAATAAAGTTTTTAGGTTCAAATGATTTCTTTTTATCTTGCTTAGGTTTCGCTTGTGCTTGGTTACTAGGATTTGTATCGTTCAGACGCTTCAGTTCTACATGAATGTGTTCTAAAGCGTCGGCGATACGTTCGAGTGCATTTGTCATTTAACCACACCTCCGAAATATTTACCTTTACGTTCTTCGAAGAACTTATCACGCCAGTTTTCATCAATGTGCGGAACGACTGCACTTCTGCAAAACGGATGCATAGGCGGAGCATTTACACCCGGAACCATGTCTTTTACTTTAAATGTTTTATCATTCAAACTCCTACATGTTTTCGTTGTCTTGCTATCCATTTTTGCTACAAATTCATACTCTGCATCTTCTCCATGCTGATCTAACATATGACGTTTAGATGCTAATGTTTGAACTCTTGCAGTTTCAGTTAGTAATAGTCGTTTCATATTGTAAGTTGTTGCTCCTGTGTCTTTGCGTAAGTCTTTCACAAACTCATAAGGGTGTCTGCCACGTAGTAATACATGACGTGTAGTCTTTTGTACGTGTCGTCTTACCACGTCCATATCCGACCACAACCTTGTACTCCATTTATGCCCTTCAAATGGTGTAAATATGATTGTTTTAACGTCGTTTATAGACACTTGAAGTGTTTCTCCCAAGATACCTGCTTGTTGCTTTAATGCTCTGTAATAAGCACTCTCCATGTAGTTATACATAGATTGTTCTATCTGTGCATAAGCATAAGTAACAATTAGTCCTAGTTGCGCTTGAAGTAACTTCTCACGACTAACATACATCTTAGTATTGTAGGCTCTTAGTTCTGCATTAGCTTTATCACTAAAATCTTTATTCTCAACATACTGTTTCGCTTTCTGCTGGAACATTTGAACATCTACTGCATCAATCTTCTTCTTAGCCTCAATAAATGAGATACCTTCATTAATCGCATATCTTGCATAGAAACGATTGATCTCATCTTCAATATCTTCATTCATCTCATCAACAATACGTTGTATCTCTTGAGCAATCTCATAATCTGATTTACTTTCTTCATCAATGATTTCCTTTGCTCTATCTTCCCAGTAGGACATAGACTATCACTCCTTAATATCAGTTTGGTTGTCTATACCCTGTCTGTACATACGTTCATCTGATTTTTGAATTTGGATATCTTCTTCATTTTCGATACGTTCCATTTCTTGTTGTGGGTTATCAATGAACGACACAATTGACATCAACGTTTGTTGACTGATTTGTCCACCAGCTTGTAAATACATATCCATTTCATCTTTCACTGACTTAGGAATATTACGTGTAAATGTAAATGTTAAATCTTGAATAGCATCTTTATCTAATTCACGATTGATGCTCATAATTTGACCGATTAACTTATAACGTCTACGCAAGCCTTTTCTGAATAGACCTTCTTTGATTGCAGTACGTTGTTCTAGTCCAAATAACTTATATTTCATAGCTTCACCTGATTGATTGCCACCAAAGTTTTCATCAGTCATATCTGGTGTGTTAGTGAACATATGAATATTACGACTAATTCTATCTTTATAAGACTCAACACCATTTACATCATATTCTTTATAAATGTACTTAGCGTCTACATTGCCCTCAGTCGTTCTCTCATCCATATTTGTGTATTCAGGTGGAACTAAGTGGAACACGTTTGCATCTTTTTGCAATTGAGCTGTATTGCTATCTAATTCCATGTTTCCGATTACAAGTAACATTGCATCATTTAAATCACTCATGTAGTTAGCTGTGTCTGATTGTGCATTGTCATATAAGTCAATAAGTGGAATAACTTTCTCAAAGTCTCCACGACGCTTTTCATTATTGCTAAACTCTGTGATTGTTACCTTACCAAATGAATGTGGCTCTGGTGGTCTACGTTCTTGCAGCGATAGGTTAGTAGACTTATTCGCATAGAAGAAATTGGTTGCGTTAGGTGTAATGATGTCTACATTGTAAATATCTGTATCATCATATTCTCTCGTTGACGTTTGCCAGTATCTCACTGCGATTAAACTATTCTGTTCAATCGTATTATCGTAAATCACAAATGTATGACGTGGATCAGATTTGTATAATCTCACTTCATCATCTTGATTACGGATAATATATTCGTAAGCACGCCCGAAGATAGACAAGTCTAGTCCGATTGAACGATTGTGTGTGTCGATGTCATTTAGGTTATGTAGCCCGTTAATCTTCTCTTGTGTACTTTCATCTTCTGTTTGTACTTGTATTGCATGACCGAAGCAATAACCATTAATAAAATCTGCGATGTATGATGCGAAGTCATGTGCTGCACGATTATCTGCTAAGTGTTTCTCTCTACGTCTACGATTACGCATGATGTTGTAGTTAAGTCCTTGATAGTAATCATCAAGCATTTGTAATCTAGGTACTTGTGCCTCTAAATGATGACTAATACACTCACTGATGAAATCATAGTCATCTAGTATCTCGCTTAACGTACCGTCATAACGATATGTTTCTACTGCGTCACGTCTGTATATCTTATCTCGATGTTGACGGTACTCTGCATCTCTTTCGAATTCATTTACTTTTAACAAGCGTTATCCCTCCTTATAAGCCCATTGATTTGATTGTGCTAATATTCTTCCTAACATTTGTTTTTGTCTGTTTATGAGGCAAATGGAAACGTTCTAGGGAATAGCGTAATCCATCGAGCAAATGGTTGTTTCTGTCGATAGGTTGGTTTAACCAATTCCCTTCTTTATCTTGTTCGAATGTGTAAGTGTTCAATTCTTCGATAGTATGCACACAAGTTGGATGCACATATATCTTAAAACCTTGTATGAACTGAACACCTTGCATGATTGAACCTTGACCTTTAATTGACGGTTTAATGTTAGGAATACCTTTACGCTTAATCTCTGCAATCAAACGTTTCTCAGCACTATCTGCAACAATGAGCGCATCTTTATATCCTTTATCTACATACATTTGATATATCTCATCAGTGAGCATACCTTTCTCATAGTGTTCATCGTATATCCATAATTCTTTATTATTCATGTCTACAACGGTACTAATCAATGTAGTCGGATCGTGAGTAAACCCGAAATCGCTTCCGTGAGCTTTTTCTTGTGTCCGTTTGAATACTTTCAACCAGTCGAACTCTTTCACTTCGAAATTATCAAATACAAGCCCTTCAGCAACTCCCCATTCACCATCACATACAATTCTTGCACGTCTAGGATTTGTTCTGTACAAGTCCTCGTAACGTGCAATATCGACTTCATCAAGCCATTCATTCACTCGATATGTTGTTGTGTATGAAAATGTATTGTTTAGCTTAGTATCTTCATCAAAGAATGTAGGTTTGAGCCAATGACGTTCACTCCAAGGGTTGAATGTAACTGTAATTTGTTTGAAGAAGTCTGGACTATCGACACTACCACGAATAGACTCAACGACTGTACTAAATTTATCGAATGTTTCAATCTGATAGGCTTCTTCAAACCATGCAAAACATAATATCCCAGTATCAACCGTGATTGATGTAATCTTCAAAGGATCATCCAATCCTCTGAATAATATCTTCTGGCCAGTAGGCTTATAAGTAATCTCTGGCAAACTATCGTTAAACTTAAATAAGTGAGCTACACCTAATTGATTTGTAGCCCACTTCAAGTCTGTATATGTTGATTGTTTGTTGGTATTACTGAAGCGTCTAACTACAAGTAAGTTAGCCCACTCGTATTCCATTAATCTATAAATAAAGTTAAGTGCAGTTGTCTTACTCTTCTTACTACCCCTAGAACCTTTCACAACTCTGTAAAAGTTTTTATTGTGCCAGAACTCGTTGTACCCACCACCGATAGTTTTTGTAATACTTAACGTTTTATCAGTCATTGGCTGGCACATCGTTTATAAAAGTTGGAGTAATTACTTCTGCCTCAACTTTGTCGGTCCACATGCGATAACGTTTGCCTAATAATTCTGCTGCTTTCGTTCTAGCGTTAGTATCAGAACGTTTTTCTAGTTCTTCTACTTCCATTTCACCACGACCTACTTGAATTGGTATAAGTTCTTGGTCTGTAATTTCACCACGAATGACGGAAGTAAGATATCGAAGTATTTCATCTTGGTCTGCAATCGCTTCTTTTTTAAGTTCTTCCATTCGCTTATCAATTGCTGATTTTATTCCGACATTTTCCAACAATTTATGACTTCTAGCTTTAGCGTACTTTTCGCTATATCCAGCCTTAATTGCCGATTGATAAGCATTTCCACTTTTAATATATTCATCTACAAACGTTTGTTGTTTAACATTTAATTCGTTCATCTCATATATCACCAACTCTCACGTTAATAACTTTATTTATTTTTATACAACAAAAACCTACCCAAGTGTTCTCTCGGATAGGTTTAAAGAAAGGAGTATGTTTATGAATCATTTAGCAAAAGAATTAACCAACTCATTGTAAGTACCTGATTAACTTACACTATCATAATAACGCCTTTTTAAGTGGACTTACATACGTCAAAAGTTCTCTACACATAACCAATGTAATCTGCTAACTTCTCAATCATTGCATTTCTTCTTCTCAATATACTTGTTTTATTCGTACCGAAGTAATCAGCCAAATCTTCCCAGTGATAACAACCGATAGGACATTCCCAGTAGCGCTTGTTAATTAAGTCCAAAGTATCCTCGTCTGCCTCACTCACTAATCTATCAACGCCATTAACAATATTACTAAGCGTTACATAACGTTTGTCACTTAGCTTCTTAATCGTTTCACGTTCAATAGGGTTGCCGGGTAGATTGCTCTTACCTGCGCCTACATTCTCTGGTTCATGATTTTCCAGTAATTCATATTCGCACACTTTCAACTCTTTGCGATAACGTTCTATATGCTGAATGTATTCTTCTAACTTTTTAATATCGTGGCGTTCAATCGTTATCACTTACGTTCTTCCCCCTTACTCTTTATACATATCCATACTAGGTATACAATAGGTATTAATACTATCCACCAAGTCATTCAACCACCTCTAAATTAGGTTTGTGTTGTAATACTTTCCCACCCAAAATACGCGCATCTTCTTTAGCTGATCCTAAATTTTTATACGATAAAGCTTCAAATACATTATCAGTTATAATATATGTGTCTCTATAAGAATTTATATGTTTTTTTGCTAAATATACTTCGTCTTTTAACTCAACCACGTATTTTCCTAAGCTGCGTTTATTATCTTTATCTTCCATTTCAACTGACTTTCTTTGTATGTGCGTCCTATCATCTATCAAGTCTGTCTTTCGATTGTTACGCAATTGATTATTTATCCGTGTATTCTCATTCCACGTTTTTATCATGATGTCATAATATCTTTTCGCTTTCTGCTCTGCCCTTACCCATTTATACGTTGATATTGCCCACATTATAGACAAAATAGCTATCGCAATTAATAGTGGCCATTCCATCATTCACTCACCTCATCGTTCAAATGGGTATGATCATACTCATTAAAATCTTGTGGCGCTTGTTCCACCTCATCTTGCTTATATTTGTAGTAATCAATAACTACATTAGTGAGATACTTCCCTAACTCGTACATAGCGATGGTAAACCAAATCTTTAATATGCGTTTAAACATCATACTTACCTCCTAATCTATGATAGTTATGCCCACAATGATTACATCTCATATATTCGATTGGACTGTTATAATCTTTGGCCATTAGGTTTCCGCCTAGCATTTTGCAATTAGGACATTCACTTAATCCTGTGATTTTCTTATGTTTCTCTTTCGCTTCTTCCTTACTCTCTGCCTCCACAATAAAGAGAGTTTCATTTGTGCGTGCTTTCTCAATATCAGTGTGAATATGACCTGTGCTATCTGTGAATTCTCTGATTAGGAATTGCATTATTCTACAACCTCTAAAATCTCATGTTTCATTCTGTATTCTTTGACAGTACCATAGCAGCGTTCTGCAATATCCATAGCACTATCTAAATAAGAAGTTTTAATAGCTTTTTCTATGTTTTTAGTGAAACTATATACATTTCCAAATGCATTTGTTGATACGTACAAGCCACTCTTTATTTCAATAATATATTTCTTGTCATTTTGATTATCTTCCATTCCCACTCACTCCTTACGAAATAATTTTAATGTTAACCAAGACCAAAATATAAGAAACGGGATAAATAACGATAAGCTAAATTTAATTTCGGTATTAGCAATGTTGTAAATCACTATTAAAACTTCATAAAGTAAATCACCCATTTCCCATCACTCCTTTAATCTACATCTTGTGCTATCTGTAAATTCTCTGATTAGGAATTGTGTCATCTTTCTAACGCTCCATAATCTACACCAATAGGATAAATCAGTAGAGATAAAATATTTAATATTATTCCCAACAAGAAAAAGAATAACAATTCTTTTTTAGATAGTTGTTTATTAGCTATTAAGTCAACTGTAAAAACTGACAAACTTACAATCGACCCTATAAAACTCACGCAAAATAACGTTGCTATAACGTACCCTGTCACTTCCCTAGCACCTCTTTTACTTTTTCTAGTATGTCTTTACTCCCCTGTACTTCCGTATGCTCCTCGCTCTGACATTTCTTCAAACTCTTGCACCTCCGTTGGCTCTGGTAACATAACTGGTGTAACAACTAACTGCGCTAAGCGTGTGCCTGCTTTAACTACGATTGCCTCATCACCGATATTGTCTGTGATAATTCCAATTTCTTTGTTATATGTGTGATCAATTGTTCCAAGCGCTACACGTAATTTAGTTTTAAGTGAATTACCTGAACGTGGTCTCACTTGCGCCTCATATCCATACGCTAAATCAATTGCAATATGCGTTGGTACTACGACTGTACTATGTGCTGGAATTGTTGTATCTTCTGCTACATATAAATCTAATCCACTATCTGTTGGATTTGCTCTAGTTGGTAAGATTGCATTTTCTGATAATAATTTAATTGGTAAGATTCCCATTTATTGTTCCTCCGATATTTGAATTAATTGAATGTTGTACCATTCTTGATAAACGTTCCCTTTCTGCTTTTGTATCAACTATTTGATATCTGTAATTCAACGCAGGTGCTACTGGTGGTTTAAGTGGCGACTGCTTAATAACTACTTTTTGTTCACCGACCAATGTATGAAAACTGCCACCATTCAATAAGCTGAGTAAGTCATTTTCATCTAGGAATATAGTTTGTTCACTCATCGCTATCACTCTCCAAATCTTTTAATAAAGTTTGAATATAAGTTTTAGATGCACTTAATAATTCATTTTGATAAGCATTAAGAATTGATTTATCTACTTGCTCGATATGCCATAATGCCTCTTGTAAGTTATCTATATCTTGAAACATTAATTGTTGACCTCCTTATATTTGTCTACAATTTTTGTGATTTCATGTGCATAATCATCAGGCGTTACTATATAGTCAACGTTTAAAATCTCATCAAACGCCTCTGCCTTCCTTTTCACTTCTGCCATATCATTGATGAGTTCATCACGTTGCTTACGGAAACTGTCACGTTCACTTGCAATATGATTTGTTAACATCGTTGATATTGTTTCTCTATCTCTGGTATACATTTAATCGCCCTCCCAACCGTCTTGCCAGTTAAACACTCTAGTTATTTGAAACATAATATTTTGTATGCCACTTAAAATTTCGTCATCAATATCGATATTACTTTCAAACAATCTATATTCTTCTGTATTACTACCTTCAAAAACCGCACTAGAAAAACCATCTCTAATACATTGAAATTTAAAATCATAACCATCATATTTAACATGGCATTCTAATTCGTCATTGTCGTTTTTTGTATATTTTTATCATCTAAAACACTCCCTGTTCTTATTGATTTGGTAGTCCATTACTCATTACTTCGTCATACGCTATATCGTCATTTAATTCATCTATCAAATCGCTTATCTCTTTATGCGTCATTGCTTTTATTTCTTTGCGACTGTAATCAGTAAGTGAAGTTTGATTTTGTAAACTGTCAACATACTCAACTTGTTTATCTGTTGCCATTCCTTACACACTCCCTGTTCATATCCTTACTTTCTGTCGGCACTCGCATTGTTACATGTACATTCGTCATACGAATAACAAAACCTTCAATACCCATAGCCTTTAGTTCGTGCTGCACTTCGGTAGGCGATTTACCTTTTGTTTGATATTTATACGTTTGTTTTACTGTTTTATTTAACTCAAAAATATTGGTCATGAGACTAACTCCTCGCATATCTCATCAAACGTTTGGATACCTCTGCCGTCAGTGATATCCATAATTACGCCATACACATATTGGTTTATGCTAAATTCAAATCTGTCACTCTCTTTAGGTATGTGATCGTTGCCCTGTCTAATGTCAGTGCATTGGACGTAAATCTTAATATCCTTCTCACTAGCTTTTTTAAGATGCTGCGCGTACCCCATTTCGCAAATCGTACCCTGTGCATGTGGTAAGTAATCGAATATCATTACATCGCTTGTTTCCATGCCTAGTGTGTCGTTGAACACAATTCTCTCTGCCAGTTTATCTTGATTAGCATTCGCTTTGTCATTGATATCCTTATCGTCGTGTGGTGCGTAGACTTTAAAACCTAATCGTTGTAACTCTTGTTTCTCCCACTCACGACGCATTTGTTGTCCTATACTTAGCATGTCGCCACCTAAATAGATCATTGTTGGTCCTCCCACTTCTCAAATGCACGATGTCTGTACCATTTGTAACCTCTGTGTTGAGAATACTCTCCTCTTAAGCAAGCGCTTATAGCACCTTGATGGAAACCATTCCTACCAGCTTCTCTTGCTGATTCAAAATACACAGCATCTCCAGTTTTTATATTGATTCCTTTTATAGGTATACTTCTTGTTTTAGCGCTATTTTTAATTGCTACCTTAAATTTTTCACTATCATAATATCCCGATAGCATTCTTGTTTTCACTCTGCGTTCATGTAAATTGTTATAACCATAATTTTCTGATAAAGTTGCCCACTCTAAATTTTCAAAATAATTATTCATTTTATTTTCATCGATATGATTTACTTGAGGTTTATTTTTAGGATTAGGAATAAAAGCTTGAGCTACCAATCTATGAACTAACTTGTTATCTTGCTTTGCTCCTTTATATTTACGTAACCCTACTGTTGAATATAAACCAGCTGTATTAATACTCATTTTTCTGTTTATGTTGTAAGACCAAACATTTCCATAATTGCTGATCGCATAATTTTCATAACCGTCTATCACTTTCCAAACTTCAACCTTCCCATTTATCGAATAATCTTTGCACATAGTATTTTGCTTTACCAATGTCTTCTTGCCCTCCTTTTTGTGTCGCTCTACTTAGATACTTAATTGCATTAAATACATAAGGTGATAATTCTGGTGGATATGTTTTACACACTTGGTCACAATAATCTACAACTTCAACATCGCCATACGTGTAATGTGGTGGTTCATTCACCATATCTACTTTTTTATTACTGATAATCGTCATTTTCATCTACACCTTTACTATGTCGTATCTATCATCAATCTTTACTAACTCACTACCAACGCGAACCATAAGATAAGGTTCACCATTAAAGTTATAATTCAATTCTTCCACAACTGCTGGGAATGATGTTTTAGCTTTAGGATATTTAAACCAAATGTCATCTCCTGGATTTAATTCATGTAATTCCATTCCGCTACCCCCTCTGAACATTGCCGTATTGATCTGTTTTGACTTTAACCATAAGATTGTTTTGTACTAGATTTTTAAAGTATCTAGTGTTAACTCTGTGCTTAGCAACTTCACGCTCTGCACGTTTAGCCCTAGCAATACGTTCTTCTCTACGTTTGCGTTTTAAGGCTCTTTCATGTCTAATCTCAGCTTGCTGTATCTCATACAACTGCTTAGCTGTTAATTGCTTTTCATTTCTTTCGTACGTCTGCACCATATTCATATACTCCCTTGCCATGTATTAATTCTGGACCACGCAAACCTTCTTTATATCTCTTACGAACTGTGCTATCTGATACATCAAAGTATTTATAAACGTCACATAACCGATAACGTTTACCGTTTATATTCACTTTTGGCATGGTGTCACTTCCAATCTGCGTAACTGACACTAACGTCAGTAATGTTTTTAATATTATCGAGTAAATTGTCAGGATCATTTTTATATCTATTAGAGTAATGTTCAATGTAGTTTTCTCTATCTGCATGTTTGTTTATCCAAATAGGTTGCTCTACTTCAACTGTTAGGTCGAATGTGAGTTTTAGTGTTTCTTCCTGCATTACACTTCCTCCACTTCTAAAATAATTTTTGGTTCCTCTGCATATTGCTTAAAACTGTGTATTTCAACGATTTGATTATCGTCTTTCCATAGGTGATCGTTTGCTGCATCTAACACAGTTTTGATTAAATTATCTATATCTGGTTTAGTACGTTTGTACTGACCTATCGCTATCAGTTTCTGTTTTTTCGACCAACTCTTAGGTGGTTTAAAATAAAAATAAAGCGACACCTTAAGTTGTGTATTCAACATCTTTTTAGGTAACTGGCTCTGTATAAACTTCTTATGCGCCGTATATGACGTTGGCATGTACGTTTGAACAAATCTACCTGTATTTCTGAAACGTGGACGAGGCGAGCCAATAGGTGCCTCATACGTTTCGTTAAAGTTGATTTCTATCTGCACGTTGTCACTCCTAGAACAAGAATTCATCTATTGTTGTCTGCTGTTGTAATTCTTCTTTTCTAAATAATTTATGTTTTCGTTTCATCTTTGCTAACTCATCTTTAGTTACAGATGCTTTAAAATGCTTATCACTCATTCCACCTTTATTAGCAAGATAGAAAGTACCGTCATCTCTAGGCAGAACCCTAAGCATTTCCCAACCGTCGCTTTCATATAGGCTATATGCGTTAGGTTGATTTTCTATAAGTCCCATCGCTTTGCCTCCACTTTGTTTCATCTAATATTTTTGATTTAACATTATCGAAGTCATCAAAAAATGTTATTTCTTCGCTTTTTAATAATCTGTCTACTGCCCAACCCATTTCTAAAATGCTTTTTTGAATGATTGGGTCATCTTTGTAATCGTTACGGTACAAGTCGCCTAACAACGTTTGTAATTCTGCAATAATCATTAGTAAAACCTCTGCGTCTTTTTATAAAATTCGAGTTCAACGACACCCGTCTCGCCGTCTTTGTTTTTAGCGACGTTTAACTCAATATCTGATTTGCCAGTTTCATCATCTGCAAGTTCACGATTATAGTAATCATCTCGGTAAAGCATGAATATCATGTTTGCATCTTGCTCAATGCCTCCAGCCTCTCTCAAGTCAGACATCATAGGGCGTTTGTCTTGCCTACTTTCAACACCCCTGCTTAATTGTGATAGTGCGATAATTAGGCAACCTGTTTCTTTTGCGATAATTTTTAAATCACGACTGATTTTTTCAACTTCTAAGCGTCTATCTTTTTGTGGTAAGTCAGTTTTCATTAACTGCAAATAGTCGATACATATAATTTGTGGTTTATCGCTATCTCGCATTGCAATTTCTCTAACATCTTGTGGTGTGATTTGAGCGTGATCTTCAATTCTAAAGTTGCTATGTTGTTTAATGTCGTTGATTGCTGACATTATTCTTTCAACTTCATCATCATTTAGCCCATCTGACTTTTTAATCTTATAAAGTGGCACACCAGATATCGCAGACGTTAGACGTTCAACAATGTTGTTACCTCCAGTTTCTAAACTGAAGAAGGTAGTCGGATACCCCTGTTGTGTCAGGTTCCAAATCATATTTAATGCTAGGGCAGTTTTGCCTGTACTAGGTCGCCCTGCAAGCACGTTTAATTGTCCTTCTTCAAAGCCATGTATCTTTTCATCTAACTTATTAAAGTTCGTCGTTATAAACGTCTTAGGCGTATCTGATAAGATGTTTTCCATAACAGTTGTTAGAAATTGGTCTGTCGGGTTATCTTTCTCAATGTTTAACTCACTTAACCCTTTTAATTGGTCGATTAGATAAGTAAAATTCTCTTTTGTTGGTACTGATTGAAACTCGCTAACTTCGACCCTAGCCTTATTCAAAATGTAGTTGTTTAAGATATTTAGTTGATCCTGCATAAAAAACACTTTGTCTGTACCTTTAGAGTTATACAATTGGGTTAATACCTTAGTTGGTATAAATTCAGCATCTTCTCTGCTTTTGTAGTAAATCTCGTTTACATCTACTTTGCCTTGTTCAAGTACATACTCGATAAATTTTTGCGCAGTAACATCTGTAAACATTACAGGTTTGAGTTTTAACTTACTTAACAATTTAGGGTAGTTCATCAGATTTGAAACAATAGAGTGTTCGGTTGATAAAACATCAATATTCTTCATCTACAACACCCCATTCTTGTTTCATCTGCGCCCATTTTTTCTTACGTTCTTCATGACGTTTTTTGTATTCTGGGTCATGCTGTAATTTGTATGCTTTAGTTTGTTCTTTAGGTATCGTGTCAATCACTTTTGTTTTAGGTTTATAAGCTAATATGTCAGATAAAGTAGGTTTATACTTCTTTTCTCTGATGTATTGCTCTGTTTTTAATAATGTCGGTTGATAGTCCCCGTATTTTATTAATAGGTGTAGCCATTCTTTCAAAACTTGTTCGTCACTATCGAACTTCATATTGTAAATAGTATTGATTTTATTAAGAATGATTGCAGCCTCTTTTTTAGTCATAGGCATTTGTTATCACTCCTCGTTCAATATGTCGTCTAGTAAAGTTCCTTTTACTTGTTGTTTAGGTTTTACTTTGTTTTGAGCATCTTCTTTAGTTTTCACATTTTCTTTAGCCCAATTATTTAAAACTTGAATTAAATAACCAACATGACACCCTTTTTCTTTCGTGTAATCAGTAGCAATTTCGATAACCTCATCAGCATGTTCCCCTATATCGTCGACTGCATATCCTATCTGTTCCATTTGATAAGGGGTTAAGTTATTATCTAAAAATGTGATTACATAATTAATTGCTTTTGAGAAGACGTCGTTACTTCTATCTTCTCTATTCTTATTCTTATATTCTTCTTCTCTTTCTTCTTCTTCTTCTGTATCGTTACGTAACGTTACGGTAACGTTATTTCCTATTTGGTTTTGTTTTTGTCGTTCTCTATATCGTTGTTGTCGAAGTCTATTCTTTTCGTTATGCTTACTTTTACTATCTAAACTTTGATGTTTCTCCCAATTTTTAACTTTGTATGCACCTCTGACTTCTTCTACCATTCCTAATTCTTCAAAAGTTCTCATTGCTAATCTGATTGAATTAATAGGTCGATTGAATTCATTAGCTAACATTTCATCGTTGTAAGGTAAGTTTTCTGATAGCATGATGTAACCTTGTTCATTGTATTTACCAGCAAGAGTTAGCAACTTAACCCAAACGGTTATGATTGTGTCACGCTCTGGTAATGCCTCTATATATTTAATTTTGCTATCATCAAACATTCCGACTTTTAATTTTATCCATGATACTTCAGCCAATATCACTACCTCCTTTAAGCATATTATTTAGTCGATCGTCCACATCAACCCAGCTATCTGTTAAGTGATATTTTTGATTGAATGTGTCCATTCCTATCTGGTGCTGTTCTGTGTGGTGGTTCCTGCACAACGCTAATACTTGGTTACCTACATGATTTATCTTGTTACGATTTCGACCTTTACCTACTGCGTATCGATGCGCTAAGTCAGAATGTGGTTTCCCACAAATTACACAGTTGCGATTGACCGTTGACCAATATAGAAATGCTTTATCATTTTTAAGTAAGTCGCTTGTTTTATAGTTGAGTGGGATATTGTTATGAAACACCCAGTCGAGAATGACTTCGATTAATTGTCTAGCTTGTCCTCTTGAACAATTACTTAATGACAAGCGTTTATCATAGCCATTTAGAAACGTTATATAATCTTGGAACATTTCCCTCATGTATTCTCTGGGCTGTCCTGTATAAGCCTCTATATCGTTACAGAGAGCAAACACTTTCCGTCGTTGCTTATCAGTAATTAGGAATGGATCAATAGCTTTAACTTCACATTCAACTTCCAGTCCGTTATCCAGTAATAACGATGTTTTGTTATCTATATCTACATCCTCAATGACAACGGTAGTTGTACCGTCATCTTGAGTAATGTAATTTTTAATAATTGGCACTTAAATCACTCCGATTAGAATGGAAGGTCATCATCACTAATATCAATTGGACCATTAGCATTTGCAAATGGATTATTTCCTGTTGGTGCTTGACCTTTTTGTTGTTGAGGTTGGTTGTTTTGTTGATTGTTATTCTTTGGTTCTAAAAATTGAACGCTGTCAGCCACGACTTCCGTTACATATACACGTTGGCCGTCTTTTTCATAACTGCGCGTCTGAATACGACCATCTACTCCAGCAAGTTGTCCTTTTGATAGATAATTATTTACGTTTTCCGCTTGTCGTCTGAAAGCTACTACGTTTATAAAATCAGCCTCTTGTTCGCCATTTTTATTTTTATACGGTCTATTTACTGCTAATGTAAATTTTGCATTCGCTACATTACCTTCATTAAAGTTTGGATCTTTCGTTAATCTACCTACTAAAACTACTCTGTTTATCATTTGTCATTCTCCTTATCTAATTCTTTAGTTATGTCGTCTAATTTGTTATGTGCTTCAGCTATTTGCTTTTTGCTCAAATCGTTTATGTCAGAAATTTTTAACCATCGTTTTGTTTTTTCTACTGATGAGTCTCCGCCTTTTTCATTTGCTAAATTTACAAATTCATTTATACGTTCCTCTAAAATTGTTATATCGTCATCGCTTCCACTCGGCGTTTCTTCGCCTAAATATAAATAGTTACCTAGTCCAAACTTAGCTGCACATTTAACCATGCATCGCTTAGTTGCTTTGTTAATATCAAATATTGCGGTAGCACTTCCTACGGTTACCGGTTTGTTTCTAAAGTCTAATACTGGTAACCATTCACGCTTAGTTACTCCGAATACTGTTAATTCGACGCATACCATGTAACCTTCGTTGGTTTTGAGATAGGGAACAAAAAAGTTTTCATTTGTGCTATCTGGATAAGGGAACTCGATTACTCTTTCGGTATAATTTGGATCTTCTTTAGTTAATTCTTGTTGTACATACGCCCACGATAAGTAATTCAAGTTTTGTTTTTTTTCAACATGCGCACTTACATCTCTACTGTTTAATTCTCTGAACTTGTCTGAGAAGTTAGGTTGTTCAGCCATCGTTTACCTCCTCCAAATCTTCAAAATTGTATACTTTACGTGTTTCTTTCGTTTCAATTCTCGATACTTCAATCAAGTGTTTGTCCCAATCTATATCTATTTCGTCTAAACCGTTGAATTTGCGAGCATTACTTCTTAAAGCGTTGTAATTAGCATATTCTTGAGCAGTAGGTTTATTAGTGATCCAACGTCCAAAGTGATTATCTTTAATGCGATACTCTACTTCACAATTTAATATTGGCTCTTGCATTCACGTACTCCCCCCATCGTTGGTCAGCCCTGTCTGCTCTAGCATCAGCGCTTTGGTACAATTCCATATAAAACTTGATGTCGTTTTGCAATTCTTCAATATGGTCCTGAGCAGTTTGATACTGGCGTTCTAAAAATTTATAATCATTAGCAAGTAAAACTAAGTCGATACTGTCTTTACAATATTTGTTAAAATCCTTTTTACTTACCTCTATTGTTTCGGCCATAGTTGACCTCCTTCGTGTATTTTGGTTAAATTAAATTGTGTGTTTTGGTTAAATTTTGACTGTTACTCATTGGCGTGGGTATCAGTCTTTTTTTGTGTAGTAACATCGGTCGAAAAACAAAAATGTTACTGTTGATGCAACTATTGCAATCGCTACTGCATTAGTGATGAATACGCTCATCATCATTGATAAGAAGAATGTTACGTTAAACATCATTCCTGATATTAGAACTGTTTTATCGTTTGATTTCATATTTATCTCCCCTTTCCATAAATTTCTTCAAAATGTTCATCGATGAATTTATTCATCTTTCTTGCGTTGATTCTCCAACGATTCAAACTTTCATCTGGATAATGTACGATGCCTTGCTTTTTGAGTAATTTCTCAAATTTTGGGTGGGTTAATAATCTTTCTTTAATCGTGTCGTCAGCTGACATTTTGAGTTTCTTTTTCAATTCTTTTAAGTCCCAAACAGGATCAAGTGAGTAACTTAATAGTTCTTCGTATTCATCTTTAGCGACCAATATGTGTGTGTCTGGTATTGGGACGGTTACGTTTAAAGTTTGCGTCATCTTAGATACTCCTTTCGTGTATAATGTTGTTATCCCTTAATGAAGGGAGGTGGATTGAATGAAAGCTTTTATAAAATATTCTTCCGGAGATGAATCAATCGTCGAGAATTTCCAATATCTTCTTATGAGTTCTAATAGTGGTAATACTAAAGTTTCTAAAGAAGATGTATCTTCAAAAGTATTTTCTTCAGGTAAACGTTATACTTTTGTTGGTGATAGAACAGTTAGTACTGTAAGTGCTGGAATTTCTTATATCGAATTCATCGACTAATTTCTTTAAGCAACTCTGCAACTGCTCGCAACAGTTCAGGGTTGTTTCTTGTTTCTAAGTTACTGTTTGCATGTTTTAATAAATTAAGTTTTAATTTGCTTTTTTCTTTAGCTATTTTTAGTTTTTGCAGCATGTGTTCTTCCTCCTTTAAGTTGTTTGTTCGATTGTGGGTTAAGCGAGTCTTTTTAAGACTTCAAAATCTCCATGCCTTTCAGCAACATCAATTTGATGATCTGTAAGTCTTAAAAAATGAGGTGGCATATTTACTAATTCTAGATTTCCTATAAATTCCATAGCTTTTTCGAAGTCGACATGTCTAATTGTTGTGTAAGTAATTGAATTGAAATGTCTATTAAGTGTCGAATAAATACCTTGAATAAAGTGACAGCGTTTTTTATGGTAAAGTTCTTTAGATACATGTTCTTTGAAAAATTGGTCGGTTAAATAATATGAGCGCTCTCCTACTTTTGATTGAATATACTTCCCTTCACCACGACTTAATACGTTGTTTTTTTCATTTTCTTCCATACGTTTATTGAGTCTGTTTTCCGTATCAATCATTTTGCTTTCAAACTCATTCATTTTTTCATCTTGTTCTTTCATTTTTTTATCGTGCTCTTCCATTTTGATAAAAAGTTCTCTGCTAAATTCTGCTTGCTGTACTAATTGGTCTGCTTGTCGTCTACTGATATCGATTAAATTTTTAGACATCGATTACATCTCCTTTTGATATTTGTTTGTTCAGTTTTTGAGATAAATCTAATAAATCATCTGCAATTTTCTTGATAGGTTTAATTGCATATTCGTTACTTAAAATGTATTCATCATGAATGAAGTAAGTCATAGGTGCGATTTCTTTTATTAGTTCCTCACCTTTTTTAACAAGGTCGTACACTTCTTTTTGGGCCTTTAATCTACGTTGTCCGTCATCTAACTTTCTATTCATATCGCCTAACGCTTTATTTAATTCATCATATTTCTGCGACTTCTCACTCACTTCATCTCTGCGTTGTTCCATTTCTTTGATGTCTTTTTCTAACTTCTGATTACGTTGTTCAATCAGTTTTTGTTGGTGTCTTGATTGAGCGAGCGCATTTTTAGTTTCTTGATAGTCCTCAGGCTCCATATACTTCTCGATAACTTCAGGTTCTCTACTCTCTGCATCTTCTAGTTGTTTCTTCGCAATCTCTTCTGAACGTTGTGCTTGTTCTACTTGAGATTGGAGTTTGGCATTTTGTTCGTCGCGTTGTTTGAGTTGTTTCTTTAACTCTCGTAATTCTCGAACAGTCATCTCGTCTGGAGTTTTTGTTTCTCCGTTTGATGTTGTATGTTCTTTGGTACGTTCTGGTTCGGGGAGAGTCGCGATTTGATAAAGAGCTTCAACACCTAAAGTGTTCGACATCGAACGCTTTTGAAATTCGTCAGATACTTTTATAAATTTTCTAGCTTGTGAGTCATTAAAGTTTACTGACTTCAACCATTTTGACCATTCTCCATGTACTAAGTCATTTTCTTTCACGTGTTTCAATCTACGACCAATCTCGAAAATAGATTGACCAGCGATGTTTTGATAACTTTTTATTTCAGTTTCAATTGTGATTAGGTCATTACTCAGTTGTAATTCGTTCATTCCAACCCTCCTGTATCACATTTTGTGATATTAATAATTAAAAAAAATATCTTCGACACTAACATCGAAAGTTTTAGCTAAGATTTCCATTTCATAATCGTTGAAAGGATATTTACCTTGTTCTTTCTGCTCATACTGCCTACGTTGTAAACCTATCAAATTAGCTACATACTCTGTGGTAAACTCTTCAGATAATCTAAGTTTACGCAATTTAGTTTTAGGTTTTAAATATTTTTCTTTAAGCATTTTCTTTTTATCTGTCGCCGTCATTTATTATCACCTCCGATGACTGTATATAAACTATATCACGTTTCGTGATACATTTCAAACATTTTTTATCACATTTTGTAATATTTTTTATTGTTTCCTTATTATAGATGTGTTATATTTATCTCAAGGAGTGATACCAAATGAGCAAAAATGTGATAGGAAAAAGAATAAAAGAACTAAGAAAACAGAAAAAACTAACTCAAAATGATCTAAGTAAGTTGACTGGATACAAACAAAATACTATTTCATCTCATGAAAATGGGACTCGAGGAATAGACGAGATAGATATAATGAACTATTGTGAGGCTCTCGGTGTGACTCCGACAGATTTATTTCAAAAACATGAACAACCTCAACTAGAAACCCTACCAGTCAAAAAGATTCCAGTTGTTTCAAAAGTATCTGCTGGCTTACCTATATATAGTGAAGAAAATTTGATTGATTACATATACTTTGCTACTAACAAACTTAATTCTGATAAAGAAGAATTTGGTTTAAAAGTTTCTGGCGATAGTATGGATAAGATTTTCCAAGATGGCGATATCGTTGTGGTAGAAAAAGACTCTGTTGTTGAAAACGGTCAATTAGGTGTCGTTATGATTAATGGTTATAACGCTACCGTTAAACGTATTAGATACAATGGCGACCAAATTATATTAATTCCAGAATCAAATAATCAAAACCATTACCCACAAGTGTATGGCAAAGACGATGAAGTAAAAATAATCGGTAGAGTTGTAGCAAGTCAAAAACTATTTTAATAAGCGTCCTAGTGGCGCTTTGATATAAATTATTTTAAGGAGAAATGTAGAATGAAAAAAGTCTTATTTATTTTATTATCTTGTTTCTTAGTTTTAGCGGCATGTAGTAACAACAATAGCAATTCGAAAAAGTCGACTTCCGTTGATGAAAACAAAGTACAATTCACTAATGATACTTTAGTTCTTGATCAAGCTGTTTTAAAAATAAAAGACACATTTTTAGTTAACGATAAGGATTCGGATAACGGAAAGAAATTATTAGCATTTAAATACGAGGTTAAAAGTAAAGACGGAGATGAACAAATAACGCCAATGAATGTTTGGATTGCGTCAATGGAAGCCGTTCAAGATAGCGAAAATACCGAAAGTAAACTTGAAGTTGGTCCAACGCCTAATACTGGTAAATTCGAAGAATGGGACAAACACAACAGCGATGTGATTAAGAAAGGTAAAAGTGCTAAAGGTATTATCACTTATGAGTTAGAAAATGATAAGCAAGTAACGCTGAAAGCTACTAAAGGAACAGAAGGCAAAAAACTTGGCAGTAAGAAAATAGATGTCAGTAAATTAAAAACTGTAGATTATTCAGCTGTTGAAGATATTACAAACAATTAAATATAACAAAGGGGAAATGTAAAATGAAAAAGGTTCTATTTTTAATTTTTGCTAGTTTATTAGTATTAGGTGCATGTGGACAAGATGAGGATAACCCGAATAAAGATGATAATAAAAAGTCAGAAAGCAAATCAGATAAAAAGTCTAACGATCCAAAGAAAGATAAGAAATTAGAAAACAAGGACAAATCAAACAAAAACACTAATGATGATAAACAACAAGTTAGTTCAGATGATAGCAATAATGATACTGCTAACAAAGAATCTGAAAGCACATCTAAAAATGATAATGAGAAAACTCAAAATGCTAACGGTAATATTGAACGTCCAAAGGGTGAAAAGATTCAACCAACTCAACAAAACAACCAACAACAAGCTAACAATAACCAACAACAAAGTAGCAATCAACAATCACCAAACAACAATGATTATATGACTCAAGATGAAATTAACGAATGGAATAAAAATAAACCTACTACACATGACGAATCTCAAATGGGTTATGGTCGTGGAGATTATGAAGCTGCTAAAGAAGCAAGTGAAAAAGTAAGAAACGATCCAAATGCACACGTTGGTGGTCCCGGTTGGGTTAATGAAAACGAAGGGTATGATAGTTGGAAGCAAAGACAACAAGAAGCACAAGAAGCAGTAGTACAACAATAATATTTTTAGGGTAGCCCGTCTACCCTTATTATTTTTTACCTTTTTTGAGGAGGGATAACATGCAAACACGATGTTATGACGGTAAAAAATGGCAATACGAGTTTAAATATGAGGGTAAGAGATATAGAAAGAAAGGCTTTAGAACGAAACGTGAGGCTAATTCTGCAGGATTAGATAAGTTAAATGAATTAAAACAAGGTATCGAGTACGAACCAAATTTAACGTTATACGACTATTTCAAAACTTGGTGCGAAACGTTTAAAAAATCGACGGTAACACCTAAAACCTACAAGTCCTATTCTTCTGCTATGGAACACATCAATAACCACCCTATTGGTAAGAAAAAGTTAAAAGATATTACGAGATACCACTATCAAGATTTTATTAACGAGTTTTCAAAACATCATTCGAAAGAATCTATTAGAAAACTAAACGGTTATATTAGAACATCGTTAGATGATGCAGTATACGAAGGGCTTATAGTAAAGAACCCTACCTTTAAAGTTAGTTATAGAGCTAGTAACCCAAACAAAAGTGAAGATAGTAAGTATATAAATCTAAAAGATTATGAAGTGTTAAAACAGCATTTGATGACTAAAGACAACGCATCATCACTCGTACTATTCATCATGATTTGTACTGGTTGTCGCATAAGTGGTGCTTTGAATCTAAAACGTGAATATATTAACCAAGTTAAAAGCGAAATTTATATTGATGAGCATAAAACAGATTCGTCACCACGTTACGTGTCCATTAGTCAAAAAGATATGAACCATATCATTAAGTCTATTAATCAATTACCTAGAACAATTGACGGAACTATATTTGGTGAACTAACAAACAATGCAGTTAACAAACGTTTAAAAATATATTGTAACAATTTAGGTATCAAAGAAATCACTTCACATGCTTTACGTCATACTCACTGTTCATATTTATTAGCTAAAGGTATTTCTATATATTACATTTCAAAAAGATTAGGGCATAAAAATATATCAGTAACCACAGAAGTATATTCACATTTACTTGAAGAAACATATAAAGAAGAAGATGAAAAAGCAACACAAATAATAAGCGCAATGTGATTTTTAGGGACCCATTAGGGACCCAAACCCCCATGAAACCCGTCGTTATAAGGTTTATAGTATCCCTCCCAGGACGCTAATAACCGAAAATTAAACACTTTTCGAAATCAAGAATCCCATAGCGACGGGGTTCTTTTTATTTTGCCTATTAATAACACACCATATAAAACGAATTTTTAGGGACTTTTTAGGGACCCGAGTCCCTAAATAAAAAACCACGCTCATAAGAACGTGGTTAGTAGAATATAGTATCAATAAGATGTTATTGTTAGGTGTATTATAAAATAAAAAATTAGAAATATCCTTCTATTGCTTTATAACGAACCGGTCTAATACCACTCTTATCAACATACTTTAATTCTATTAATTTATTCATCAATTTTCTGACTGTTTGCTCCGATACCTTTAAGTAAGCTGACAACTCTTGAACTGTTGTAGTTTCCTCCAATGAAAAATATTGGATTTGAGCCAGTATAAACATTATACTTTTATGATTATCGGTTAATGATTCAAGAAGTTCATCGTTTCCAATTTTTTTGCACAAGGACATTATTGTAAATGAACTTTTTTCTACTAACCAAATCGAAGGGGTTAAAAGTAGTAAGCAAGAAATTGTTAATAGTATGAAAGAAATAAAAGAAAACCCTAAAAAGGTAGTAAGGTTTAAAAGTATGTTAAATTCGTACTTAGGTATTTTATACGAACAGAATGAATTACCTAAAACTCCTAAAGATATTAAGAAAATATACAACATGATTGCTGAAGAAGAAGTTAATACAAGTGATAAACTTGATGGGGAATTATTCCGTAAAGACACTGTGAAGGTGGTTACATCAACTAATAAAATTATACATGAAGGTGTAAATCCTCATGAAAAAATAATTAATCATTTGCAAAAGTTGTTAAATTTTTTAAATACTCCTAACAACATAGCATTGGTAATTAAAATTGCTATATCACATTATTATATGGGCTATATCCATCCTTTTTATGACGGGAACGGAAGAACTTCCCGTTTTATTAATAGCCTATATTTAGACAAAGAATATGATAACCTTACAGCTATTTCTCTATCGCGAGCAATAGACAATAATAAGAAAACTTACTACGATATTTTCGATAAAACAAATAGTGTGATGAATAAAGGAGAATTAAATTACTTCATCGATAATTTTTTGAAATTTATAAAAGAAGGTCAAAAAGAATTAATTGAAGAATTATCAATGAAAAAAGCTCAATTACATCATGCGAGCAAAAAAATTGGAAACGATGAACTTCTTGAATCATTAACCGATAATCATAAAAG